GCACACTCTTTTTATGCTCGATATATTGTGTGGTTTTCTGTTGTTAGGTTTTTTTCAAATGTTATTCATTGTTGTATGTATGTTAAAACCCTTATGTTATTTGATGTTACAAGTCGTAAAGGTAATCCAGGCATGAAAGTTATATGAGGATATTAGTTTATGGGTAAAAGAGGCAGAATACAGCAACCTGATAGTCAGGGGCATAGAGATAACACTATTACAATTCTCCAGGGTGACAAAGAGTTAACGTTTAAAAGACCTGAGCCCTATAAAGCCTGGTTAAAAATTACCAGGGATCGTTGGGAGACGTATTGGGATAGTGATCTATCACAAATGACACAATTAGTTGATTTACCTGCATTAGAACGATTATTTCAATATTACGATCAGATTGATCGTGCTAATCGTGCAATACGTAAAGGTGGATCAAAAATGTTATTAGGTACAGGATCTAAAGGACAACAAAAACTACACCCACTAATTGAGCTTGTTATCAAGATTGAGGACAAAGTTATAAAGCTAGAAAATGAATTAGGATTAACACCACTCGCCAGGCAACGATTAGGCATTGCCTTTGGTGAGGCATCTATGTCAATCAATGCATTGCAGGAGTTCCTGGATAAGGATTGGGATGATTATGATGATCCGAGAATTATCGAAGTTAATAAAGATGGATCACACAAGAATCACCCTGAAATTAACGAAAAATTAGACGATCTGCAAAATCGGAAAATTGATTATGAAACAGGCGAAATCATATACCAGGAGGAGGAGTGAGCAATATCGTGTTACCTGCAACAAAAGGCAGAGACGTTGTTAATTTTATTGAGAGATGTTGTGTGCATGGTGAGGGTGATTTTTATGGCAGACCATTTATTTTAGATGAGTGGCAGAAAAAAATACTTTTTGAACTATATGAGACAAATCCTGATGGATCAAGAAAATATCGTGAGGCTCTTATTGGTTTACCTAAAGGAAATGGCAAATCTGCAATTATTAGTTGTGTAGGTTTATTTGAGTTAATTGGTGCAGGTGTAACATCTCCATTAGTTGCAATGGCAGGTGCATCAAAAGAACAGGCAGGATTAGTTTTTAACACTATGAGAGCAATGTGTGAAAATAGTCCAATACTATCTAAATTTACTGAGACGTTTGAGCACGAGATACATCTGAAAGGTAAACCAGGTAGAGCATATCGTGTATCAGCAGATTTTAAAACAGCAGAGGGTGGTCGTAACTCAACATTTATTGCAGATGAAATACATGAGTGGAGTAATGAAAGATTAGAGCGTATGCATTATGTTATGGCAAACAATACAGCAAAAAGGCAAGATGGTTTGGTTTTAAACATTACAACAGCAGGATATGATAAAAATACTCTCGCAGGTCGTATGTATCAAAGAGGCAAGAAAAAACAAAGCGGTGAAGTAACTGACGACAATGAGTTTTATTTCCATTGGTTAGAGGCAGATCCAACAGATGATCCTAATGATCCTGAGGTATGGAAACGTGTTAACCCTGCAATACAAAATGGATGGTGGCAATTAGATAACTTAAAACGCAGACACAAGTCTTTACCGATTAACGAGTTTACCAGGTATCACCTTAACACCTGGACACGCACCAGGGATGATTCATGGCTACCTGATGGAGTATGGCATGAGCAGGCAACAGATAATTTAGAGTTTGATCAGGATCTACCGATGTTTTTAGGTGTGGACATGGCATTAAAACACGATAGTGTCGCAGTAGCTCAAGTCCAGGAACGTGATGGATATTTTTATACAACATGTCGTATATGGCTACCAGGACAAGAGTCAATACAATACTCAGAAATAGAAAAACACATAATTGATCTAAATACACAATATGATGTCAAAGAGGTAGCATACGATCCTGCATTTTTTCATAGATCAGCACAGGAACTTATAGACAATAATGTAAACATGGTTGAATTTCCACAATCAGGCAAAATGATGATCCCTGCATGTGGTAATGCTTATGATCTAATTATTGCTAGAAAAATTAAGCATCCTAATTATGAGACATTTACAGACCAGGTAATGTCTGCTGTACAAAGACAGACAGACCAGGGATGGAGATTATCAAAGGGTAAGTCAAAAAGAAAAATTGATGCGTGTATTGCAATGGTCATGGCATTAGATCGTGCAACTGCACCATCAGGTGAAAGTGAGGCAACAGTTGGCATATACGAGTGGTAAAACCAAAATTATTAAAATAACCAAAAGAATAGGACAAATAGGTAATCGTGTGATCAAAAGTACAATTAAAAACAGTAAAGAAATAGCCAGGAACGTTATTGAGTTATGTGCCTTGTTGTTAATTGTTTATGGATGCTATACAATTTACAAGCCATTAGGCTACATAATTTTGGGTTTTGGCTTATTAGCTATTAGTTATAATTTGAGGCAATAATTGAGTTTATTTTTTGATAAAGAGTTTAGAGGTCAGACTGACTATACGTTAGCAGAGATGATGGCTACCAGGAGTGCCAACCTTAATAATTGGGCAGGAGAAAAAGTCAACCAGGTAACAGCATTAGGCATACCTGCGGTGTTATCTTGTGTTACTTTATTATGTGACAGTATTGCAGTATTACCAATAAGAGTACAGCGATATGAAAATGGCAGAAAAATATACCAGGACAATCCAACCTGGATCGACAAGCCAAACAATCATCAACAAAAATTTGGTTTTATACATCAAGTCATTGCATCTCTAGCATTACATGGAAATGCTTATATTTTTATAGACAGAGATCGCCAGGGCAGGGTTGTAGCATTAAACAGTATTGATCCTAACTCAGTAAAAGTACATACACACAATGGCAAAAAAGTATTTGAGATGAAAGACAAAACAACCCTGACTGATCAAAATATGTTACACATTGTATGGTTTAGTTACGCACAGGAGGCAGTAGGATTATCACCACTAAGACTTAACAATAATACTTTTAGCCTGGCATTAGCAATGGAACGTCACATATCACAATACTATTCACAGGGTGCAACACCATCATCAGTTTTAGAGACTGATAGAGATCTTAGTGCTGAACAGGCAGAAAGTTTACAAGCTACCTGGACAAATCATCATGTCAGATCAAGAAAACCTGCGGTGTTAACAGGAGGTCTAAAATGGCGATCAATATCCGCAGAGGCAGGATCAGAGTTAATTGATGCCAGGGATCAACTAACACAAGAAATTGCACGAGTATTTAGAATCCCATCATTTTTAATTAATTCAAAGGGTGACAGTCAAACCTATGCCAATGTTGAAAGTGCAGGAATAAACTTTGTTAGGCATACACTTTTACCCTGGATAGGCAGACTTGAATCATCATTGTCAACTCTTGTACCTGGTAAATCATTTATTACTATGGACACATCTTATTATGAAAGAGGAGATCAGTTAACAAGATTAAGGGCAGGACAAGTTGCTATATCATCAGGGATCTTATCACCTAACGAGGTCAGAGAATCTATGGAGTATGAGCCTTATCCTGGTGGTGACGAGTTTTATTTAGGCATCCAGGGTGCAGTAGCAAACATGGGTGATCCAATCGGTCAAGATCCAGGATCGCCATACGATGGGATGCAAGATGGCAGGTAATTATCCTGACAATTATGATTGGGATGATCAAGAAATAGTCGATCTTGAATTTCACGACATTATTATGTCTGAGTTACTAGAGACAGATGTACAGGCAGATCGTAATGGTAGAAGTTTTGTTGAGAAAATTAGACAAACATTATTTCCAATACATACACAGACATTTTTTATAGCTATACCACCATTAGATTTTGATTTTGAGGTTTTATATTTAGAGGACGATGACGATGCCATATAAAATAATACACGATCATCCTGAGTGTCCAAAGGAAAGTGGCGAGACAGGTATGGATCAAGTTGGTGGACATGCAGTTGTCAAAGAGGATGACAATACACTTATGGGTTGTCACAAAACACATGAAAGTGCAGAGGATCAAATTACTGCGTTAAACATAGCTGAGTCAGAGACAGATGAGTACAACTACATGAAAAAGAAAAAAAAGAAAAAAAGAAATGAGCAAAGAGATGTAGATCTTAAACCTGCACAATTTATGCAAGACAATGCACAACGTGGTTTAGATAATTTAAACAGAGCAGGAGATGGACTAACTGATAAAACAAAACGTGAGGCAAGATCTATGGCAAATGGTGATGCACTTAGTGTTGATAAAACAGTAAGGTTATCCGCCTGGATCTCACGTCATCTTAGTGACCTGGACAGAGATAAAACTAATCCAAATGATCCAACAACCTGGATGGCATCTGACGTGGCATTTTTATTATGGGGTGCTAATCCCTGGAGTGAGCCAACTCGTGCAAAAGATTGGGCAGATAGAAAAATTGCACAGCTTGTTGACGAGGGTGAACTAGAGCCGAGAAGTGACAAAACTATGTCAGAAATAATTTACCCTGATCAAAATGTGGTTAAATCTAATAATATGGATAGTAAAACTGAATTACGTACATGGTCAATAAGCGATGTTGAGCAAAAAGATGATGGCGATGGTTTAATTACATTTGCAGGATATGCATCTGTTTTTGATTATCAATATCCTGTAAATGATCTCAGAGGCACATACTTAGAGTCTGTTGCACCTGGTGCATTTAGAAAAACATTATCTGAACAGGATGACGTAAAATTGTTAGTTAATCACGAGGGCATACCATTGGCTCGAACTAAGTCTAATACTTTAGATTTAACAGAGGACGCAAAAGGTCTAAGAGTCGAGGCAAAACTAGATCCTGCAAACCCAAAAGTTGCAGAGGTAGCTAGTGCAATGAAACGTAACGATCTTAATGAGATGTCGTTTGCATTTCAAGCAATCAAAGATGACTACAATGACCAGGGTGACGAGAGAGTGATAAGAGAGGCAAAATTATATGATGTCTCAATTGTTACTACTCCTGCATCTGATGCTACAACAGCAAAAATCAGAGGTGTCGATATACCAGGACTGCAAAAAGCCCTGGCAGAGGCACGATCCGATGGACAGGTAAATACTGACGTTTTATTATCTACAATCGACCAATTGCAGAGCTTATTGCCACAAAAGCAACAACAAACAGTTGCATTAGCAAAAAGAAAACTGCAAATGCTTGATATAAAGAAATAAGCCGAAATACAAGCCGACACGTTCACTTGTTAATTTCACTTAGTTTTTTTAATAACTTTAGTGCATAACGTAATAAAAATTACGAGATCTACTAAATCGGAAAAATTTAAAAAATAGGAGAAAAACAGAGATGTTAGAAAAATTAATCGAAAAAAGAAACGAGGAACGTTCTAAATTAGATGAATTACTTAAAACTGTTGAAACAGAGGAAAGAACAGAATTAAGTGACGATGAAAATGCAGAGTTTGATACTCGTTCACAAAAAATTAAAGCACTTGACGAAAGAATTGCAGAACTTGATGAATTAGCTGAAAGAGATGCAAAAATTGAGGAGTCAAGAGGCTTATTAAATGTAAAAGAGGAAACAGTTGCCCCTACTGTTACAGAAATGAAAGAGCAGGGCGTTTACGATA